AGATTCCAAGGAAAAGTTTCCAGATCCCTTCTACTGCCAAAACAGCTAATTCTATAACCACAGGAAGCAAAGCAACTACAACCCATGCGACCCCTACAACCTATGCAACCGCTTCAGCCATTACAGCCCCTACAGCCATTGCAACCGATGAGGCCATTGCAGCCATTAGGGCAAAGTTATGATTGGGGCGATTGAGTGTGGTTTACTGCATGCCGATGCCAATATTAATTCTTGTTTTACTTCTTTGGCCTTGGCTTGGGTTTGCCGCCAATCTGCACAGTGAAAAGGAATACCAGGACTCTTGGTGCAGCCAGCATGGCGGAGAAATTGAGCATGTCTTACCGGATAACATCCGTATAGACTGTCTGACCGAGAAATATGCTATTGAGTTTGATTTCGGTAAAAAGTGGGCAGAGTCTTTTGGGCAAGCGGAGTTTTACGCCTTGACGAAGGACAGGCGACCGGGAATTGTCATTATTCTGGAAACTAATGCAGATTACCGTGGACTGGAAAGGCTCCTAGCTATTCTATCTACCTCAAAGAAGCCGCCGCGTGTTTGGGTAATCAGACCGAAGGATATTGAATAGGAGGGGAAATGGTTTGGGACGTTGCTCTTGGAATCGTTCTAGGGTTTGTTCTTCTTGCTTTGCTTCCTGTGGTTATAGAATTAGCTGTTTTGGCAGTAGAAGGGATCTGGAAACTTTTCCTTGGAATCTTTGAAATTCTAAAATTAATTGTTTTATCAATATTAGGTATTGTGGCAATAGGCGTGGTCTTTTATGGTGGGTTTATGTTAACTGGCTGGTTTGGCTTTTCTGAAACCTATCAAATATTAGCTGGTGTAGCGGGACTATTTTTGCTTTTCATTGCAGCTGTTTATATCGAAGAAGGAAATGGAAAACAGGATAAAGTAAAATAAATCTTAATCCCCACACTCCACCCACTTAACGGAATATAAAATGGCTATTAAAAAATCTGGTGGCGGCAGGAAGTCCCCGGCCCCGAAAAGGAAACCTTCAACTAAAAAGCAATCGTCAGACACGACATCCACTTTGGCGGCCAGGGTATTGAAAGGGCACAAGCCAACACCGAAAGAAATAAAGAGTTTGGCCGCATCGGTTCTCAGTCAGGACGAAATAAAGGGAAAGCGGGAATAGTTTTTTCATTTTGTTTCCTTCAACTTAACCAGGCGGGTAATACAGCGGCTGGGAATGCAGATAATCCCGCTTGCCTGTTCGCCATCCCCGATGTTCGGCGCCAGGGCTTTTACGTCGGCCCCGTCATTTATAAGCCAACCCACCGACACGCATTTAATAATTTCTGGTTTCTCGAAATCAGATAAAAACACCCAATTCGACTTAGGTTGTGCGCTATCTTCCCACTCAGCGAGGACCAACGGAGGAGCCATGTCTTTCCTGGATTTTTTCATAACTAATCCCGCCTCCTGACCAGTTCCTTAATTTCCTTCACGTTGGCTTTGATTTCGTCCTGACCTTTTTTCAGGTATTCAATATCGGCTTCCATTTTTATTATGCGGGGATACCATATTTTTAAATCCTCCCGGATTTCCTGCACTTCCGATTTTGCGGCCCACGGAATCGCGTTGACAAACAGGAACAACACCAGCAAGGAGGCCAGCACCATACCCACCGTTTTGAAGTTTACTTTTTCCATTTTTTCATTACCATGGCAATTAAACCGGCTCCGGCCAATTGACATTGTAGTTCCGGATTTTTGCTATATCGGTTTCTGCCTGAATTGTAGTTTTTGCCGTATTAAAAGCAGTGGTCAAAGCCGTTTTGTAAGCGTCGAGATCGGCCTGGGCGACGGTAGAACTCCCATCGATATTCCGGTCCGATTGTTTATACCCGAGGAATTTCCCCCGGGCCTTAGCTTTCAGCTCACTTATTTTTTCCTGGGCGTGTTCCGTCCTTGTTTTTGTTCTGAGCGAAACACCATCGGCGGCGAGGACATCATCCGGGCCGAAATCATCAACGACAAATTCTCCCGGCGCCAGGTCTTCACCCGATTTACCGGAACCGATCCATGATTCCTCAATCATACGCATCCCCACCGGCTTTCCTATTCCCTTAGGTGTAATGGCAAATTTGGTCATTTAAAACCTCCACCCCGAAATTTGAATAAATAAATCGTTACTGGTACTGCCAACGGAATAATATAAAACTTGTGGGATCTGTAAGAATGATTCAAAATACAAACTGCTTTTATCCCCAGCGGCGGAGGGTTGACCCCATAAAACAACAATCCCAATCCCAGTGACATGATCGACTGTTGGGCTAATGGTGCCTTTCGAAAACCCTGTTCCAGTATCAGAAATATAAGCATATCCTTTGACGATTCTGGCCTTGTCTGGAACCATATCCGATAAAGAAACCGATACGGCGCTAATTGAGCTACCCGAACTTAATACGGTTTCGGTGACCCGGGAGACTTCATCACCAGATTGGTGAAAATTACTGAAATCTGAACCAGAATCATTAAAGACCGCCCCGACAAGGCCTTTAAAGGTGTAGCCCGAGGGTAATGTCGGAGCGGTGCTGGAAAGCGACAACAGGCTGGCCACTGTGGTCCCGTTATAAATCACCCAGATGTAATACCAGGTGCTTGCCGCCTCCACACCTGTATCCAATCCATTAACACCCGGAACGGTGATATCAGCCGTCAAATTAACCGAAAGGGCGGCAAAATGGATCACCGACGCATCTTCCAGAATAACCAGATCGGCATCAATATCAACGGTTGAGAGCGTGACCCTATCGACCGACAAATTTTTATGATTGGTAAGGACATCGTTGCCGGAATTGGCCGCTTGTCTTTCATCAATCGTTAGCGAAGGTTCGCCCAAATCCAGATCAAGTAATTTCTGAACGTTATTTTCGTCCTCGATTTTCATTGAGTAGAAATCGGGAATCCAGATTTTATTGACCGAGCGGCCGTCGGCATCAGTGTTCTGGGGGTTTGCTAATATAATTGTCAGGGCGCGGTCAGAGTAAATGGTGATTGGGTTCAGGATCGGGTCCAGGCTTTGGATGCCGATGTATATGAAACCATTAACAATAGGCTTTCCGCCCGAGTCAACGAACTGGGTGTTTTCGTCAATGACTGATGGCATTATCGAACTCCAATTGATTTAATTAAAAATGCTTGCAAAATGCTCATTTAATACTATATTGTTGGAACCAATCTATAATTTGAGGTTGATATGTTTTGGGTCTTAGTACGGTGTTCATTTCTTCTGATTTCTTTGGTTACAGTAACTTGGGCCGTAGAAATCTTTTTTGGTTTTTGGCCATCCGTTGGGGTTGCGCTTTTCAGTATTGTTATCGGCATAGACCGTGTTGAGAAATATTTTCAAGACCTTGAAGATTCTGAAAATTGGCGGGGTATGTAACACTTTTATTACTCGCCACCCGCTTGAACTGCTGATCCTATCCCGGCCGCAACCGCTAAAGCATTTCTTCTTTCCTTGGCTATTTGCACCGCCTCATTCAATATTTTTCCACCCTTCACAACATTCAAATCGATGTCGGGCTTCAAGAGTAATTGTGATAATTCCTCTGCGCTCCGTTTACCCTTGGGTGTGTGCTTGAGATAAGCCCTCACTATCTTTTTTCCGTCCCTTCCGGAGCGGATAATATCGTCTGCAAACACCGCGCCTTTAGCAGTTAATCTTTGAGCAAAATTACGAGAGATTGTCCCAATAATAGGAACAGCGACCGCACCTGGAGTTCCAGCAACTGTGCCGCCTGCGGCTGTGCCAATAGCAGCTCCCACGACATTAGTCGCGCCACCCTCAGAAAATCCAAACCTTCCAATAAGCTTGAAGAAATTCTGTTTCTTGGTGCCCTTGACAACTGAATCCATGACACCCAACTCTTCTTGAGTAAAGAACCTGCTCCTCTTCTTATTATTCAAGATGGCCCTAAATTGTGCTCTGATTCCATTCTCAAACCCACTGGCCTGCCGTCGTGCTTTCTCAAATGCTTCCTGAATCATTTCTGAGCGCCTTGCCCGACCCCATAACTGACGTGCGACCTTGTATCGCTTTCCGATGTTTGCTGTACTTCCTTCAGGGAGCTTGATTGCACCTTCCCCCGCCGCATCAAGAAAAGAATCTATGGTGTCGATCATTGCAGTTCCTATACCCTTTTCAAGCGGATCAATTGATTTGGCTAGCCCCTGAGCCTGTGTTCTTAAATCATCCAACTCAGTCAATGATACATCTCTTCCCAACCGAGACGTTCTGGGTGTGCCGGACACCGGATCAATAGTGGTTTTTCCTTCACCCAATAAATCCTTAAACTCATTTAATATTGAGTTTGCTCTTGTTGTCCCCCGTTTCGAGAGTCCAGCTTTATTCGTAGCGTTCTCCAGCTTCCCAACCAATTCTTGATAGGCCCGTGGTTTTACTGAAGCCCCAAGTTCATCAATTTCTTTAAACACTGCCCTGGCCGTATCGAACAACTGCTCAATACTTGGCGCGGCCCCCTGCAACGCTTTTTTCATGGCACGTTCCGACGGGTCTTTCCCAACTCTTTTCCTTTTCAGAAACTTTTGTGTTCCCTTGAATCCTAAGACCTCCAATGTGCCAGTTGGAATCGTGGTTGCCAATGCTGATAATGCCGGGCTCCCTGTTTTCTCAAATACGAAATCACCGATGCCGGATTCTGCTTCCTGGAGCACTTCGCCTACGGGTTCCAGGAATTCACCGATGGCTTGCAGATTTTCTTTTCCGGCTTCTGTGCGCGGTTGGAAGGTCAGGGCTTCCCGGAAATCCTTTATCACTTCTTCCCCTGCCTCCGGACCCGAGGTGATTGTTTTGACAGCGCCGAGAACTCCGGCAGCGGGTTCGGCCACGATAGCTGATCCAATGGCAAGACCTGTTTCACCGATACCAAGGATGTCCTGGAGAATACTTCCCGGTTCCTCCACTTCGGCGGCGGTAGTATCAGCTTGCGCCTGGTTTCCCGGTCGCTCTGGAAGCGTGATGATCCCGCGCCTGACCAGCTCATCGAACTTAGCACGGCGTTCAGGTGATAGCCGGTCTTGTAACCCACGATTCGCTATTTCCTGGATTTGTTCTTGGGTTGCCATTTTTAGAAATCGCTCAATAATTGTTCATCGGTCATTTCCGAGGTGTTCTTTCCAGATTCACCCCCGCTCCTTGATTCCAATTCAGCCTGGAAGCGTTCGGCGTTGAAGCGGCCCGTAGGGTCAATCAGCTTCAGGGTGCCGTTGACAAATTCATCAAACATTTTCAGCTTGATATTGATGACCTTTTTGGAATCTCCAACTCGAGGCATGAACCTTGTCCGGGTATTTTCAACTTCGCTGGGCGGCATGGCCGCGCCGGTTTCCAACCGGGTAATAGCTTGAATCCCGAACTCCATTTTAGTTCTTAATTCCCTGCCTTTGGTAAATGGAGTATTCATAGCGGCGTTGATCAGATTGATTCGGTCAACGTTTCCTTCTTTATCAAAAACCAACGCTCTAATCCCTTTGGCGGCTGTTTGAGAGGTTCTCAGCATGGCCGTTTTCCCGGCAAGTTCACCTTTCAGCGAATCCGCAGGTCCACCTGGAATCGGCGTTACTCCCTTTGTCGGATCATCTTGGTCCAATAGCATATAATTTTTTGGGGTTTTAAATAAACCCTCATTCTCTTTATTGATATCGATTTTAACGCGGGGTTTCAATATCGCTTTTATGGCTAACGCCTTGCCTTCCTCGGTATTCAAATCAACTCCAGCAGATTCGAGATTCTTAATGAGGCTGGTTTTCTGTTTTTCCTTGATTGCCGCCACGCTCTCATTAAATTGCTCCGGGGTAATTAGTCCTTGCGCCAAATCCTGATTAAGTTTCGCCACCTCAGAGGCAGGTTTTGCCGCCGCTGATTTATCAGGCAAATTAGCGATTTCCTGACCACCTGGCCCAAAACGAGTCTGCCCCTGTGACAAGGTAAATCCCGCGTCAGGCTTGAAAATATCCTCCGGCTTTCGCGCCCTATTGACATTGGCCTGTGCTTGCGTCGCTCTATTTTCTGGACTGAGCCTTTGCAAAACTTTAAGGTGATCCACGTTCTCGCCTCTTTGTTCTCCCTCGAATATTTTGTTTATCAGGAAAGGCGCCTGTTGTTCAACCGGAAGTTGACTGACCTGGAAGGAGTCCCGCGCCACGCGGTCTATTTCCTCCTTCTTGGCAATCTCTTGTCTTTCCCGCCGTGCTTTGGCGAATTTCAAAGCAGTCTTGGTATCAACGGATATAATCTTTTGTTTGAATATAGCGTTATCGAGTTGACCTTTGTTTTTTTGACCAAGCTTGGCCAACTCATCCATTAGCCCTTGAATGTTATCCTGTTGATCCGGTGGGAGTGAAACTTTTAGAGCCGAAAGGCGTTTGAACTCTGCGTTAATAAGGTTGATTTGTTCTTCGTGAGGCAACCCTTCAATGGATAGTGCAAATTTCAAAGCATCGTCTAATTGTTTTTGGGAGTCCTCCAATTCCTGTAGGTTGGCATTATGAACAACGGATTGCACACTTTGAAATTGTTGGGGATCCAAAACCTGACTTAAACGTAATAGCGCTTTCTGTTCTTGCCCTGAGCTTAAATCGGGCTTTCCTAACTGGTCAATGAGACCGCTGGCTTCTTCCCGATTGCTGGCAATTCGCGCCCGCTCATCTGCTTGCTGTATCGCGCCGGGTATCTGTAGACCAAGATTCAACGCCTGAGAAAAATCAGGGACCAGACTTGAGCCCGTTAAACCTTGAATCTTATGTGGCATTACGGGCCTCCAATTCATTGAACAGAGAAGGATGGTCAATTACATCGAAACCGCAGAATTCATAGACATGCTGTGGATATTTTTCTCTCACTTCCGTAGATAAAAATCCGATGGTTGGAAATTTCCTAACTATAGTTTTCATTGCCGCCGGTATCCAATCCCATTGACAGAGGGTCAAATCTTTAACCTTGCCGATTTCCTTAACATTTTCTTTCAGGTTGGGATCGGAGAATAATCCTAACTTCGCGGCGATTAATCCGCCTCCTACAATCGTATTCAAAAAGTTCTGGCTTTGTGCCGCGCCCGCCTGTTGGTCGATTATGATCCCCGCCCCTCTGGCCTGGCCAGTGTCCCTTATAAAATTGGCGATATTACTGGAAGTATTCGCCCCAAATCCGCTGAGGCCCAGGGCGGCATTCTGGCCCGCTCCTGCAAGGTTGGACTGGCGATTAAATAATTCCTGCTCAAGGCCAAAACCAAGGCCTAATTCACGCGTCGCAAGATCTGCGTCCCTGCCACTCAACAGTTGTTCCAAGGCCAATCCGAGTTCAGTGGGAACCCTGGCGCCTTCCGTCAACGCAGTGCCCGAGCGGGTCAACCCCCCCGCCGCCAACTGCCCTTGTACCGCGCGGAGCCTTTCATCCCGCAGAGATTTGAATATATCGGTGTTGAATATTTGGGCAAGGTTGGCATCCAATCCCCCGACAGTCGCCGCGTCCTGGGTCCGCTGGAAAGCGCCTGAGCCAAATCTCTCTAACGCAGCATTTAACCCCTGAGCAAATCCTCCAGCGGTCGCGCCTTCCTGGACCTGTGGCAAGATACCCGTGCCGGCTTGCAGGAAAGGCGCGATGTTTTCCTGGGTGATGCCAAATTGACGGCGAAGTTCTTCAATGGCCGCCTGGTTGGCTTGCGCTTCGATTTGAGCCGCCTCCGTTCCGGCATCACTGCCGCCACCACCGCTAAGGCCACCCCCGCTTACAACTCCGCTTAATCCGCCGCCTGGGGCTCCCAACCCTATAAGATCTAATGAGCTGCCAATCGGGTCTATAAAAAACCCGCCTATGTCGCTTAAAAATCCCATTCCGTCACCTCAACTTAATTAAGATACAATTATCCTATCCGTGACCCGTCGCCAGTCGGTGCCATCCGAAAAAGCCGGGACCGCCCCGCCCACTTCATCGCTGACATGAATGAGGCCCGGGAAATCAATATCCGGGAGAGTCGCCACGGTGAAACTCGGGAGCGTGACCTGAGTTCCCAAAAGATTATCATTCAACTTTTGCTCCAGATCATCTAAGTAAAGCTGTAATTCAGGCGAGGCCAATACCGATTTGCCCTCAAAGGTCCCTATTGGTGTTCCATGATCCGGTTTGCTGACAATTTTACTCATCGTATGTTTGCGACCAAGGAATCGGACGAAAAATGAACATCCTCGGTGGTGTAGACCCGTACACCCATGAATCCCTGATAATTTCCCAGGCCTCCGCCAAAATCCCAGATCAGCCTTTTATCGTATTGCCCGAGATCCCCAAGGTTGCGGTAAACAGGCGGGCCATAAGTCACGTTATCCCGGCTCATCAACAAAGCAACGGACCCATCGGCTGAATTGAATCCCTGAGATATTCCTAGCTCAATACTTTGGCACGAAAATCTTTCGTTGTTCTCCTGTTCAAAACCCAGATCAATGATGCGCGTGATGCGGTTCCCATAATCGGTATTCCCGTTTATAAATTTCCCGATCTTGTCCTCAAACGCCGTGAAGTATTCACCTTCAAACTGGGTTATGAATCCGGCTCCCCATGGGCTCGATATGCCATTAAAAACGGTGTCGAGGAGGAACCAGTTGCCGCCAAAGAAGGCGAAAGAATTACGCGCCAGGGTAAACGTAGCGATGTCATAGCCCCGCCATTTAATCCGCCCCGGAATGGTCTGCGATAATTCAGTAATCGTATAAGTAGAGAGGATTAAATCAATCGCGGCATTGGATATTTTTGGAGCCACTCCTTGCGAAACTGCATAAATACCAAAATCCTGACCTTTCTCCCTGCCAATAAAAAGGAACGCATTGTTGTATTCCAGAAGACCGCCGATAAATCCGTTTAATATCCTTGACCCGGAAACCCTTTGGAAGGGATTGGGGCTTGCCCCAGTATCCCTGAATAATTCAATCGAATCAGTGCCGGTTATGTAAAGCGTGTTGGAAAAATTAAAACAACCATTATTCAAATCCGGCAGCTCTTCCGCATCGAAAAAACTCAACGGCTGGACCGTTCCGGCGGCGCCGACATCCGAAAAGAATGCAGGATCACCGTTCGACGGAACGTATATAAATCTGCCGTTAATGTGAGTGACATCGACACAGGGAACAAAATTTGCGTTCCCCGAGATGTCGGTCAGCACATCCGTCTTGCTGAGTGTGTATAGAGCACCCCCTTTAACCACAATCACCGCATCATTGAATCCAACAGCCCATTCAACGACAGCCGTTCTGGCGATGGTGCCGATCACGGTGAATGTCCCGGTGGTCTTATTCGTGATCTTGATTAAATCCGTGGAGACCACCTGGTAGAGCGACCCATTCCACTCAAACTGCCCCCTTGCTGTTTTCCCAGTGGTATTCAACTGAGATATCCCTGGCCGAGTTATGACCTGATCTTGACCGTTATTGAAACAGTTCAGGAGGGATCGTCTTGTACGAGGCAGGTTTTCAGAACCCTCAAGACCTCTTGGCATGGGTATTCTAGCCATCGTTAATTTCCAATCTCGTTGTCATCACCCATGAATATTCTGGAATCATGGCGCCGGCCATGCCCCGAACCTCTGGGCAATTATCGGACAGGGCGGATTGGGGACAGGACCATTATCAGCTTAATAATTTTTAATTAGTTTAATTTCAACAAGATTGCCCCTTCGGGGGCAGTCGCAAACAAAGGTTTGACTATGAAAATAAAATGGATGCGCCCTAGTGGTAGAGAGATTGAAACAAATGATGAAGAGGCAACTATCGAATATTGCGAATCAATGGGCTGGGAGCGCATGAACGATCAGCCTAATGAACCTGAACCATCACCGGAATCGGCTCCCAGCGATTCCACTGAACCGGAAGAGTCTCAAAGATGAGCAGTGGAACCTTCATAATCAAAAGCGGATATAAACGTATTGGGGTTCATTCCATTGTCAGTTCCGCGTTGCCGGGAGACATTCAGGATGGCAAGGATACACTGAATGCCATGCTTCAGGGATGGGAGTCCAAGGGTATCCTTTTAGGCATCGTTCCGCTCAATGCGCCAGGTGACGAACTGGGCGAACCGATGGATGTTCGCAATGCGATCATTGACAACTTTGCGATTATGGCAGCGCCCAATTTCGATAACGGCAAGACCGTTGTTTCCCAGCAATTGAAGGATAACGCTCGGGCTGGAATGGCCTTGGTAAATCATTTGTATCGCGTGACCACCATTTCGAAAAAGAAGGTATCCAAATTATTGCCCAGAGGTTCGGAGCATGGCCGGCGCCATGATTCCAGAATATTCAT